TGGCGATAGTTGGCAAACGGTGGCAATCAATGACAAATAAATCACTAAAAAGGGAATAATGCATTATGACCACACTCATTACAATCAAGATCCCCCGCGCAACTGTCCATCCTGAGGAATTCGCCGCCCTAGAAGGTGTATCCGTTCGTACCGTTTATCGCCAGACGACCGGCGAAAACCCTCGCATTCCAATCGAGCCGCGCACTATCAAGAAAGGCAATAAGCGTGCAGGTGGTCCAATCAAAATTTTGTACGCTCGTTACAAAGAAATGGAAGCCAAAAAGAATCTTGGTCATTCACGATTTCAAATTGTTATTGGCGCTTAATTCACATTAAGTGAATTTTGAGAGGTAAACATGTTTGATTTTCAGGTTTCCAACCAGCCGCACTTTGATAACGCGTGTCGTGCTTTTGCCGTTCGTCACAACCTGTCAAAACTTGCTCGCACTATTGGAATGAAAGAACAGACCCTGCGTAACAAGCTAAATCCTGATCAGGTTCATCAGCTTACTGCCATTGAAATTGCAGTGATAACTGATGCTACCGAAGACGCAACTCTGATCGATGGATTGCTGGCTCAGATGAAATGTATGCCTGCGGTTCCAGTGAATGAGCTGGCCGAGGGGAATATTGCTACCTACACGCTTCACGCCACGGCAGCGTTGGGATCGGTTGCTGCGGGTGCGGCATCACCGGAACGACAAACACGCCAGGCTAAAAACGCAATTATGGAAAGTGTGAACGCAGGGATCCGCCACTTGTCGCTGATCGGCTTGGCGATTCAGGGGCGGGTAGAAGGTTCACCAGTGCTGGCCTCTGCCGTCGGTGCCGTCGCCAGCGTTGCTACCAATGGGATGATGTGATTATGCCAATCTCAATTGCACCACTTCTGAAACAGCAAAGTCCTTTACGTCACTTTGGTCATGGTTGCATCGAGTTGCCAGGCGGAAAGCGTTGGAGTCCTTCACCGTTAAAAGCCACTGCCCCGCAGGCCGTAAGAAATTCAAAGCCGCTTCTTAAGCGACTGTTTAAGTGAGGTGATTATGTTTTTAGGGAACGAAGAACATATCCAGATCGGTAAAAAACATCTGACAAGAATTAAAGAGATGTTGGAACACAAAAAGAATGTAGCGCAGGAAACATTTGATAGTCAGCCGCTGCATATGCGTAAAACGATCTGCTTTCATGCTGGCCTGAAAAATCGCCACGTAGAAATGAAGTTTGCAGAACTAACGCCGACTGAGCGACATCAAGTGGTTGCGGCGCTGAATTCCTTACTTGGTTTAACTGAGTCACTTCCGAAATTTATCAGTGAAGATGACTGCAGGATAAATATCAGACACTAACCCGAATTGAAATTAATTGGCGTAAACCCGCCGGGCATTCTTTTGCCTAAAAACAGGAAATTATTATGCGAAATATTGAGACTCACCCAATCAAATTTTCATCTAATCAGGGGGCAGCGCAGGCCGAATATATTGCTTATTTAGCTTCATTATCTGATGCACGTTTAGACGAAAGGCGAAATCTGGCTGCCGTGTTCTCTGCCCGCCTTGATGCGATTGCGGCTTTCATTCTTCAAAAGGATGTTGGGGGACGTGGTGCTGTTGAAATATTGCGCCAAGAAGCTGAGCGCATTCAAAACGAAGCGTGGGAGATTGTCTGATGCCGGATTTACTCGATTCAATCACAGAGCGTCAGGCAGAAATACTTGAGTCCCAGATTAACGCAGTTAGACAGGTAGTGACGGGTGTTTCTGCAATGTTCTGTCTTGACTGTGAGCGCCCAATTCCCGAAGAACGCCGCGCAGCTCTGCCAGGTGTTGAGCTTTGTGTGTATTGCAAAGAGCTTGCTGAGATGAATGCCAAACACTTTCGAGGTAATTGATGATGGCTTTCTCGGTCGTTCTTACCTTGCTGGCAGTTATTAATGCCCATTTCTTGTTCGCCGATATAAAAGACAACCAGTGATGATGCGGCATTTTCATGGGACGCCAGTCTGGGGTGGCGCAGGAAACGTTTTAAAAGTGGCAATCCGTGATAGCGGCGCTTTCGTCTCTTATGCGCGCCCTGATCAAATCAAACAATGCTTCACCTATGCCAGTTCTGTGGGATTGGATTGCGGAGCGTTTAGTGCATGGAAGCGCGGTCTGTTGATTGATTGGACGAAGTTTTATCAGTTTCTGTCGATTTGGTATGGGCATGACAAGCTTAAATTTTTTTGCATACCTGACGTGATTGAGGGCGGGGAACAAGACAACGATCTTCTGATTAAAACGTTACCTTCTGTTTTTCGCGATAAAGCTGCACCTGTCTGGCATTTGCATGAATCGATTGACCGTTTAAAAAGGCTCGCTTCCGGATGGGAGCGAGTCTGTTTAGGATCATCAGGCAAATATGCGGCTATTCGGACAAAACATTGGCACGTGAGGATGCATGAAGCCTTCGTTGCTATTCGGGACGAAAATCCAGGCATTCACGTCCACGGTCTGCGCATGTTAGACGGTCGCGTCTTTGGAAATTATCCGCTTACTACAGCGGACAGTACAAATCTGGCATGCAACGTGCCAAAAACCGAAGTGAAATATCCTGAGCTGACATCCCAGCTCCGCGCTATCGGCTGTACTGATGAAGAAGTACTTGCGGGTCGCTGCGCAATCTTACGGAAAACCATCGAGATGGTTCACCCGCCAACATTGGTGGAATACTTCGAACGTTATGAAGCAAAGCGTTCTCCCCAGATGTGTCTGGAGTTTTAGATGAAAACTCCTGCTGCAATGAACCGTTTTTCTTCTGAAATTATCGTGCCCGAAGTTTGGGCGTTTCCCTGGAACAAACCACGCCAGGCCGTTTCTGGCCTGGAAAGACCGCTTACCCGTGATGAATACGATCAGGGGCAAGCTGTTTTAATCAAAGTAAAAAACCTCTCCACCGATCTCCGCGAAATTTTTACAGGCCGCTATAAATTTCTGCTGAAAGAGCAGGGCGTTCACGCTGCACATAAATATCTGGTCTATACGTTGGGGCGCAGCATTCTGCCGCGTGTGGATGCAGTCAATTCTGCGCATGAAATGAATCTTAATGCCTCCATAAAGTTTATGTCTGAGGCAGACACCTATCACCGGCTGCCGAGCATGAGCGATAAACCTTTGCGCCGGTTCGCCCAGGACATCGCCGGACAACTGAAAGAAATCTATGAAGACCGCTGTGATCAGCTTCTTGCTCAGTACAACGGGGATAATTCGATTCTTTTTGAAGGTGATACCCAGTGCGAGCTGTACAGCGAAATCGCAGGTATGGCACAGGCTTTCAATGTCACGCCGATGTACTGGACAAGATTTTGCAAAGGCAAGCTGGATGCCGTTTCCGCTATCGCCTCCATGTCGCGCCTGGTTAATCCGGATTGGTGGTTACGCCAGTTTAAAGGTCAGCGCACACGCTGGCGTGAATCCTTGCTGATCGCCATCGGCAAGGTTAACCGTGACGCTTCCCCGTATGCGAGTAAGCAGGCTATCCGTGAAGTACGTGCGCGCCGTCTGTCGAATCTCGACTATCTGAAAAGCTGCGACCTGGAGAACATCGAAACCGGCGAGCGTTTCAGTCTGATCGACAAAGTGATGGCGAGTATTTCAAACCCTGAAATCCGCCGCATGGAGTTAATGAGCACGATCGCCGGCACCGAAAAATATGCCGCTGCAAATGGCGACGTCGGGATGTTCCTGACCATCACCACGCCTTCCAAATATCACCCGACCCGCATGGTGGGTAAGGGCGATAAAAAGCGTGTTCAGCGAAATCACGCCTGGGACAAAGAAGCCTATACCCCGAAAGATGCGCAGCGTTATCTGTGCGGGATCTGGAGTAAAATGCGCACCGCGTTCAAGGATAGCGGCCTGTCTGTTTACGGGATGCGCGTTGTTGAGCCTCACCACGACGCGACCCCGCACTGGCACATGATGTTATTCACAAAGCCCGCCATGCGTCAGCGGGTGATCGATATCATGCGCAAATACGCCATGAAAGAAGACGGTGACGAACGCGGCGCAGCTAAAAACCGCTTTGACTGTAAGCACCTGAACCGTGGCGGCGCGGCTGGCTACATCGCCAAATACATTGCAAAGAACATCGACGGTTACGCACTGGAAGGCGAGCGCGACCACGAAACAGGCGAGTTGCTGACAGACTCCGCTGCTGCTGTTACTGCCTGGACTGCTACCTGGCGTATACCTCAGTTCCATCCTATCGGCCTGCCTACCATGGGTTCATACCGTGAGTGCCGCCGCATCCGTTCCATCAGTCTGACTGAAACCTTTGACGAAGAAGTGGAAGCTGTCCGCGCTGCTGCTGATGCCGGTGATTTTATGGCGTACATGTCAGCCCAGGGCGGCGCAAATGTTCCACGCGATGATCAAACTGTGCGTGTAGCTCGCCGCGTTGCTGATGAGCTGAACGCATACGATGAGGAAGTGAAAAAGGTTGTGGGCATTTTCGCGCCTCACCTCGGCGACTCCCGCGTTTATGAAACCCGTACAACACAATGGCGCATCGTTTCTTCCGCCGTTGACGTTGAGGTTTTGACCTTAAAAAGCGCCTCCGGCGCGCCTCGGAGTCCTGTCAATAACTGTGGGTTAGGTGGAAAGAAACAGGCAACAAATTGGCGTAATAGACAGACTGAAGGCGCTCCTGCAGCGTCCAATTCTGACAACCTGCGAGTTATAGACTGGACAGACACTGCCGCCGTGAGGGCGATTGTGGCGCGCATACGTGAAGAAAATCCCCGGATAAACAAAGCGCAACGAAGTTATGACCCAACAAAAGCCCGGGATGTTGCTCCATCGGCAAGACTGACTGCTGAGGAACGGGCGCGATTGCCTGAGATTGGACGGGAATTGATGAAACACGACATTGTTGGTGAGCGTTGGGAGTTGGTAGCTTTAACTCGTGGTGCTCTAATCAGGTTTGGTGAACTCACAATGCATTTTGACAAGATTAACGATTGGGATGAATTTAATTAGTAAGGTTGATTTTTAGATAAACATCCTCATAAAAGTGCTGGTATATCAATTTCTTACATTAGTGTTGTTGATGATATTGGAATCATAGTGTCATCTATAAAATGTTTAAAATATAACTGGGAGTTACTTATATAACTCCCAATATTTTGGGGTTTATTTTTTTTTGCTTCCTAATTTATCCGTTGTAGATCTTTCATCGTTCATGGGCACAGATTGATTCGAATCATTTTCATATGAAATACCCTTGGTATTATTCTCATTATAAGATGGGGTATTTCCTATTAATGTATTATTTAAATTTGCAATTTTGACTGCTTCGGACAGTGATTTATTCCATCCTGTTGATTCAGCTGCCTTCGCCATTGCATCAGTCCAACCGAGGGGAATAGCTTTTTCAGTTATTGCCTTAGTCCAGGCAGGTGGCATAGCTGTTTCAGTTATTGCCTTAGTCCAGGCAGGTGGCATAGCTGTTTCAGTTATTGCCTTAGTCCAGGCAGGTGGCATAGCTGTTTCAGTTAT